CCAATGCTTGCTCTACGTTTGCCTGAATGTTAACCGCTGTATCTTGCACCTTAGCAGATGCAGCGCCACGGATAGGCTTAGGGACATGGATCTTGTCGCCCTTCTTACCTGTCATAGACATCTTCTTTACAAGAGGTGACATCTTCAGGTTCTTCTGGTATGCGGCAATTACTTCGTCGCTCCAGATTTCAGGGATGAATGTTGCTGCGGCTGTCTTATTGACAATGGAGCCACCGCCTACTGTACCGGGATAAGTTTGAGTCGCCATGATAAATCTCCTTTAGATTAGGCTACTTAACACGACCCTCGGCGTAAGCTTGAAAGATTTCTTCTGACAAAGCTGAGTAACGATCTGGGTCGGTCTGCATAAGTTTAATAATATCAGCACGACGATATTGCTTCTTACGTTGAGTTTGGCCTGTTCCTCGGGCGTTGCCTGTACTTGCAGACTTAACCTGTTGCTTACGAGCTTGCTTCTCAACTGCTACTGTCTGTTGTGCTACAGAAGCTCTCTCCTTCCAGAGAGACAAGAGTTCATCAGCGGCGTCGTAATCGTAAGCCTGATCTGCTTGTACAAACAATTGAGTCCTAATCTTAGAGCCTTTAATCCACTCAGCAAAGTTGGCGTCTTTTAAGATAGTTTCCATCTCTGGATGCTTCTTAGAGAGTTCAGCCAAGGCGGTCTCTTTACGATACCTCTGAGTGACTTGGTTAGCTTCTTGGATCTTAGGGTGGTTATCAATTGCCCTATTAACTGCGGCCTGTGGATCAACAAAGAAGTCAGTATCATCTTCTTCTTGCTGTTGTACAGGTGCTTGTTGTTTGAGTTGTGTCTGGATGTAGTCATCAACAACACTACGTAGTTCACCAACTTCAGAGCTTTGTTTACCTAGAAGCTTCTCAGCCTCTTGGTGCATCTGAACAACCTCTTGCAAGGACTTGTTCTTATACTTCTCTGGTAAGCTAGGTTCCTCTTGGGCTACCTCCTCTTCAGGAGACTCAACTGGATCCTCTGGTGCTTCTAGTGTATCTACATTACTATCGTTAACTTCTTCTTCCGAACGCTCATCTACGAGTTGTGCTCGTGCCATATTATTTCACCTTCTCCGCCTAACGGTTGTGGAGTTTTATTTACGCCCTGCTTGCTCATGTTCTCGTACCCACTTTATGTGTCTACCGGGGAAATCCCCAGAGGCACCTTCAAGTACGCATGGTGTTGCAGAAGCGACTCTTGTAGCGTTAGCACCACAACCGCACCTACTGGTTGTAACACCGTCCTCTACAAATTCTTCAAAGTAGTGACCTTCAGTACACTTAAAGTCGTATACCTTAATCATCTTCATTGGATTCTTTGGCTTCTGTGTAGGCTTGCTCTACAGAGCCTTCTAAGTTTACTAGGTGGGCTATGACATTAAGTTGTCCCTTCCTAAAGTACATATCATTAACATCTTTGGTTGACTCTACAGAGTTTATCACGTTACCATTGTTTCTAAACTCTTCCGTGAGTTGCTTCCAACCCTCGGTGTTGAAGAGGTCAAAGTATACATTGAAGTACTTCTCTAATTCAGGTTCCATATTGCCTTAGTTCCTTCATGTGTTTACTATACTGTATATTATAACATATTCTGAGGTAAATGTCAAGTGTTTTCTTTAGTATTATTTACGTTTCTTACCTTTGGAGCAACTAGAGCCTGCTTTGGCCTTCTTTGCTGCTGCTTTACCAGCTTTAGTGTAGGGGTAGGACTTACCGTTGACTTTAGGCATCACCATTTCTCCTTGTTGGCCCAATATGCCGCAGACATTTTGCCTTTGGCTATGTTCTTTGCGTGTCGTGCTTTGAAGGACTTCTGACGAGCCGAAGGTTCTTTATCGCCTGAGACTCCCTGTTGTCCAAACCTAATGGTCTTAACCTTATCGCCTTCCTTGGCTACAACTACGTGAGATTTCGTAGGATGCTTAGGCGTCCTCTTAGGCTTATTGTAGCCTGAGACGCCTGCTCGTGCCAATCGTGGGTCTTTCTCTTTAGCCATGCTTAAGTCTCCTTAGAAGCCTTCCTAGAGGCTCTGGGAGCCTTCTGAGGCACCCTGAGGAGGAGTTCCGACATTTGGCCCTCTAGGGCCTCTAGGCGCTCCTCTGTTTTCCCTAGGCGATTGAACTGACCCTTGAACGCCTCGTTGACTTGGTTGATTAGGTTCTTGAGGTCTTGCTGTGTCATTAGCATTGCGTTGGTTTCCTTGGTTGTTAAGTTGTTTCTCTTTTAGGGCTACATTGGCTATCTCTAGGCGTTGCTTGAAGGCTTTATCGTCAGCGTCACCTTCTTTGATATTTCTAGTGATAGCCTCGATCTTCTCAATTTCAAGCTCCTGAGGGGCTAGCTGTGCCTCTACAGTGTACTTCTGTGCTCTCGCTTGAGACTCAGCAGCTTGTGCAGATAATGCGGCTGTCTGAGACTGCTGGAACTCTAACTGAGCCTGCTGTGTAGCCTGTGCTGCCTGTTGAGCCTCTGGATTAGGCTGCTGGGCTTGCTGCATAGAGGCTATAAGTTCTTCCCTGTTACTTAGGTTCATGTTATCTATGATGCTCTGGATCAACACAGGGTATATCGGGCTATCCTGCTTCATAGTCTGTAGGAGTTGCACAAGCTGTGTAACCTCATACTCCCTAGCAATGATACCTAAGGTTGAGGTTGCGTTAAACTTATAGTCCTTCACAGGGTAGTTCTCAGGGTCAAACTGCATGTAACGATACGCAGCCTTCTTAACAAAGGGGATTAGGAATGACTGCTGGAAATTAATCAGGGTGCGTTTATGGCGTTTAATGATAGCACCGAGAGACATAGAAATGCCAGCGGCAGTAGCTTCACCATTAACGTTACCAGCGAGTCCCGCTGAATCAACTGCTCCAGTAGCTTGTTGTACCATCTGTTGCAAGGAAGCTGCTTGGGCGAACGTGATCTGACCCACTTGACCAAAGTTGAACGGCTGTAAGATTTCACGGGGATCTCCATTGGTTAATATAGTCTTTCCGGGGCGTATCTCAGGCTTTGCCCCTCGTGGGAACTTAGTGGCATCAATGGCTAACATAGGATGTATCGTGAGACTTAAGGCATCTATTCTAGCCCTTAGCTCAGTATCCAAAGCCTTCTGGCTGTTGTAGCCCTTCTCACACACGCCACGACCCCAGAACATAGAAGGCACCACATCCCACGGGAATGCTACTACAGGCCTGTCTTGCATCATGTAGGGGTTAGGTTCAGCCTTTAGGAGGACACCACCGTTGGCTACAACAACGATAGCCTCTACGTAACTCTGGTCACCCTCTAGCTCTTCATCTTCATCATCTAAGGCGTCCTGAAGCATGTGCTTAGGTACTAAGCCGTAATACTTCGTTAGGCGTACCTTGTCGTCACTATATACAGAGATGTCTTGGTCAGGCTCTAAGTCTGTATCTGAGGCTGCTGTGCCTACGTATACGTCCCTGTAGACCCCTTGCTCCTGTAGTTGCTCTACTAGGTGAGGACTTACAAACTCGTCAATGGCTACGCCCATAGCGTCCTCAATGGAGGTGGCTATAGGGTCAATAAGGAAGTTCTGAGGCATCACAGGCTTTAACTTAACGACTACCCTGTCTGTAATGTTGACACCTACAGCCTGTAGTTGACCATCCATCATAGGCTGTGTAGCCGGGGCCATTTCTTTGATTTCTTCTAGGACTATCTCGCCTACCCCTGTGCCAAAGACTGCTGCGTTAATCAAGCACTCAGCAACAGCCTTACGTACCTTAGTGTTCTCAAAGTCTTCGGTGAGCTTGTTCCTTAGGTACTGTACATCCTGAGAGTCTTTGTCGTTTACGTCGTCTGCAATGTCAAACCATTTACCACGACCAAACGTAGCTTCCTCCATCTCAGCTACATTGGACTCTACGGCTTGCTGTAACGCAGGGCTAATGATTCTAGAGCGCTCTGACTTTCTCTCAGTATCCGCAGGGTCCCAGATGCCACGCCACAGCCTGTAGTACTCATCAAACTTCTCTTCGTAGTTACTCTGGTAATTATCACGCCAGTCTTCGCACTTCGTCATTACCCAGTCTTCCAAGGATTCTTGGACTAAGAGGGGGTCAGGGCTATATAAGTCATCTTTCATAATTAGTATCCCGCTACAATATCTAAGATTTCAAGCTCGTCTTCTACGAACTCATGTATCCCATAAGGGATGGTCGCTAATTGATCTATGTAAGCCAAAGAGTCCACTAAGTCATCATGCGTCAGTGGATCAGGGAACTGGAAGAGTTGATCTAGGAATCTAGCGTTCCACTCCCCCTTGTTCAAGCTTATTACACCGTTCTCAAAGCGCCCTTGCAACGCCCACATAATACGGTCTGTTTTCTTCTTATTACCGTGGGTTAACTCTTCTACCCTAAAGTACTTACCGTGCTTCCTCTGAAGATCCATTAGAGGTGACATTACCGCTTGTTTTGCTATGCCTCTCTCGATACCTACTGAGATAGGTTGGTAATCCCTTACTGCTTGGAATATCTTCATCGCTGTTTCGTCTAGGGTCCAACGTCCGTAAATAATGTTCTCTACAAACCACTGGCCGTTGTCACCCACCTTAACTACTGAGATTGCTGTCTCATCTAACTTAGAACTCTTCGTGCGCTTCTTACCTACTTCCTCAAAGCCAGCGAGGTCAATGGCTATGTAGTAGTCTCCTGCTTCTGGGGCTTCACCGTAGTGTACCCAATCCTCCTTAAACATCTCTGAGCCAACTGCCTCAAAGGACGCCATAAACTCCTGACGAAAGGCGTAAGAAGACATTGATTTCTTGGCGACGTTAATTTCATCAGGGTCGAGTAGTGGGTTATCGTAGCTTGTGAAGTGCCAACCTGAGTATGTCTCATCGT